CAACAGTGTCGGCAAATACAGCGCCGCCGTAATCAACTGTTGAGCGTGTGCGGCCTGGAATGTAGTTGTAGTTAAGAGCATTTGAGCCACGCAAACCTGTGTCATAGAGTGGATCAATAATGTCCACTGGCTTGAGAGCATCTTTCATTACTGGAATGAAATCGGTTGGTGCTACTGCCGTACCGCGGGTTGCCTCTTTAGCAATACCTAAGTACGAGCGAACGGATTGCTGTACAGACATTATTCATCTCCTAATTTATGGTCTGACGCGGCAGACATGGTTATTTTTTCTTCTTCTTTTTGCTTTGTTTCTTTTGGTTCTGTCGGTTTTGCTGTTGAAGGTTTAGGTGCGGCAGGTACTACATTTGCCGCAATAAAACCTTCAGGCGCGTCAAACTCATCACCAGGCTTAACAGTGACCTTTACACCTGGGAACACGCGTTCATCAGTTCCGTTGTATTTGTACTTCATCATGCTCCTTATGCCTGGATCATCTGTGTTACAGGAAATTGTATCTCAGCAAAGATTTCTGTAACGCCTTCTTTTTCTGTAGAAGGTTCTCCATAGCGGGCCTGAATAACTGGCTCTGCTCCTTGCCATACAAGATTTCCTGTTGGATCGCCAAAGTTGTGATCTGACCTCAAGCGCTCTTTGATGTTATCAATAATTGTGTCAAAGTCAGTCATTACATCTTCTGCTTCTCTGTGAAAAGAAATGCAAAATACTTGAACAATTACGGTGTAATCAATCCGCTTCCAACCATCATGTGCGCCACCAATTGCCAACCGTGTTTCGTATTCATCAGCAATGTAAACAACGCCAGCGGCGCGGGTTGCCTGCCCTGGTTCAGCATTGACTTGATAGTTAATAATCTTTGGAAAAGAAGTAAAGATTTGATTGAGATTGAGAATACGCGGGTTGGCTAAAAATAAAGATAGCGTTGTGCGTACGGCATTGCGCCCTGTGAGTGTTGGTACTGCGGTCATTATCTGATCCTGCGGAACTTGTTTACCATGTCTAGGGCTACCTGAATGTCACCACCATAGCGTGTAGAGCCTGGAACATTTCCTGATGGGCTAGTTGTGTAAGCCATAGTGGTTGAACTATCGCCACGCATTTTGATAAAAGCACTTGTAATTAAAATGCAAGCCTGCTTGAGAGCATTGGGAAGATTGCCAAAAGCCGCACCAGCACCATGAGCAAAAACCATTGGACTTTGTAATGTAACTGTTGTACTTCCATAAACATAATTATCATTTACTGTTACGCGCTCACTTCTAGCACCATCATAAATACGATAATGTTGCCCTGCAATGATGCCTGTTGGGTCATCAACAATAAAAGATGTAGCACCTATGGCTGTATCAGCAAGAAGAACTGTGTTTACATAACCTGCAACATAGGTGTATTTAGTAAATGTCCAATTGGTTTGCCCCATAGATCCACCAAATTGCAATGGCCCTTGAGATGTTGAATACCAACCAATTTGATTGCCAGGAATAATAATTTGTTGGCCTTCAAACCAGGCTGTTGAGCAATCGCCTAATGCGTATAACTGGTTTGGATTTGATCCATAATAAAATGATGACAACGACACAATAGGCGCGTTGTATGGGTGCAAGGCAAAATAACCACCTGAATTTGAAAATCTAATGCGCTGTGTTTCTGTGTATTCATCTGCCACAAGATTTTGGTTAAAGTATTCATTCATGTATGAAGAAGCCCGCAAAATAACCTGGGCTAATTCTGCATCTTGAGCCGCGGCATTTCCGCCCACAACAAGCATGTCAATGTTGAGCGCTGTTGGAGCGTTTCTGTATTCGGCTACCGTGACATAAGGATTTTCATTACTTGTATCGGGCGTGATACCTACGGCCATGATTTATTCTCCATCTCGCTGTGTTTCTTGTGACTCGTATCAGCAACGCCCACACTTGCGAAACCAGCCCTCAAAGCCACATTCTACGCAAGTAAATCCGCGCATGCGGTCATCACTAGAAATTGGATTAAGTGATGCTTCAAAAAAACCTTCAGCCTTCATTGCTTTTGCGTGTGCCTTATTTTCTACAGTGTAAATACCCTGGCGATCAGTGAAATAACTTTTGCCGCCAATAACAGTTTCTTTAACACCTCTGTCAGGGGCTACCCATCTACCCATTTTGCCTCCTAGTTAATTGGGAAAGGGTGCGGCTTTTACACCGCACCCCTCCCTTCTTATTAAGTTGTAACTTACGCTGAAACGATACCTGAAACTGCGCCATTCCATGCAGGAGCGGTGCAGAAGAAAGTTCCGCGGAAGTATGTTGAGAAGTCGTAAGTGAACTGAGTTACTGGCCACTGGATACCCATGTAGTCCTGTACTAAGAAGTTCGCCCAAACATCTGATACCTGTGTGTCAGGAATTGGCAGAGTCCATGAAAGAACTGGTGCAACACCTGGGTTAAGCCACGGGTGAACCATAATGTCCACGGCCTTACCTGTAACTTCGTTCTGAAGTCCTGTAACAATAGAACCGTATGTAGTTCCTGTTGTTCCTGGGCTTTCAATCATCAAGCGGTAATTAGCAGTTGAACCTGACTTGATCGCATCAGATAGTTGCTTACGATCATTTCCGTTCATTAGAACAATGTCTGGATCAGCCTTTACATTCTGGTACAAGTTAGCAAAAACAGTTTGGAATTCTACGCCTGGGTTGGCAGTTGAGAAAGCACTGTTGATTGCGTTGTTGAAGCCAGTGTTAGGCCCTAGAACTGTTGGAAGAATTCCGTCATAACCAGTTGCATAAGCAGATGTATCTGTAACAGCGCGCGCCGCATTTGCGCCTGTTGTGCTGTATGCGGCGTTGTTACCTGTTAGACCTGATGCGTTTGCACCCTGAATGGTAAATGTACCAGTTCCCTTGAGTGTTCCCTGGTATAACACTGTTCCTGATGCTGTTCCAACATAGATGTTGTAACCAAGAGCGCCTGTTACGGCTGTTGCAACTGTGATTGTAAGAACATCACCTGATGCAACGGCTGTTGATTGCTGTGCAGTTAGAATTGACTCACCAAAACCGTTTACAGAAATACCTGCATCTGATGTTAGGTTTACATAGTAAGTTGCGGCGGCAAGTGCTGTTTGTCCTGCGCCTGCAACTGGTGAAGCAAGTGTGAATGTAGGAGCGGCAAGTGCGCCTGAGTAACCTGAAGCAGTACCGCGAGCCATCAGCATCATGCGTTCTTCCATAAGCATTGTTGCGTATAGAGTAGAAGTTGATGACAACTGGCGGAGATCCTGATAACCCATACCTGAGAAGTTTGCATCAAATGAAACCTGATCAGATAGTGAGTATGAGTTGTAAGGCAGAATTAAATCATCTGCGGTGTAGTTAATCTGTGGGCCACGGATTAACTCAAATGGTGTCACACTACCAGGAGCAAAGTTGTTCTGAGTAGTTTCTGTGATACCAGGCCAAATCTGTCCTTGTCCGCCTGTACCTGTACCTGTGTAACCAAGAATACGCTTTACACGGTGTGAAGTACCAACGCCCTTTTTACGGGGAATACGGTTACGGAGTGGAGTCGGGCGTGGTGTAAGCAACTTAGAAGGTGCTTCCAAGTCAAATGCCGCAAAAGATGTACTAAGCGGTGTTGTAAGTGTGATTTCTTTTTGAATGTCCTGCATTGCAACGCGTTGTGCGGCAAGTGCGTTATTCAAACCAGCCGCGGCATCAGATGAAAGAGACTTGCTAAGTGCAAGTGCTTCCATTGCCTGTAGTGGATCGGGTGTTGGTGCTTGTCCTGGAACATGAGAAGCATTTGAAAGGCTCTTGTTAAGTTCACTAGAGAATTCTTCAAAGCGTTCTGCGGCTTCCTTTGGAGTTGCATCACTAAAAAGGTCTGCGACCTTTGGAGCATGTAGCGCCATTGTTATCCTTTCAGAGATAAGTTGTTTGGGTTAGTTACTTATTAAGGGTTTCGTCATACTTAGCAAGAAATTCATCTGCCAATTGCTTGTATCCCTTAGCAAGTGTTGGGTCAGTTGTTGCTTGTGCTTTCGCTTTGTAAACGGCGGCCTTAGTGAGTAAGTCACTTGTTGCTTTCACATCAATTGGGCTTACTGTTCGCTTTGGGCCTCCACCTACAGCCAAAGATTTAGCGGTTGCCAACTCAGTTTCCAAACTCATTGCTTTAACCTCAGCCGCCTCTTTTGCGGACACAAGGTTTGCAATCTCTGATTTGAGAGCCTTTGTTGCTTTTTCCACCACTTCTTCTACTATGGCTTCTAGTTTTTCTTCTGATTTTTCTTCAGTAGAAACTTCTTCTGTTGCTTCTTCTGTCGCTTCTTCAGTGGGTACTTCTTCGCCTTCTACTGATTTAGTACCTAACTGCGCGGCAATAATTGCCTGTGAGTCAGTAACAATTGCGTTGAATGGAACACCTGCGGTTTCGCCTGATGAAATCATTGTTGCTGTTGTTACATGAGAAGGCTTTGATACATTTGCAAAATCATTTGTTGTGGTCATGCCGTGATTTGAACCTGGCTGTGTGCAACCACATTCTAAGCACTTAGCAATTTCAGATGATTTGTATGATCCTTCTTTCATGTCATCATCTTCATGTGCTTCCGCTTCTTTCATCTTCTTCTTCATAGCGGCTTCTTTCATAGCGGCGGTGCATTTGCAACCCATCTTGTCACATGCAGGGCAAGCATCTTCTTTTGCCGCTAATTCAATTTCTGTTTCTTCCATTACTTCTCCTTCTGCTTCTTCGCCCTCATACCATGCATGGAGATGAGCAACGGCTTCTAGTAGGTGTGAAATTGAGCGGATTTCGTTATGGCCCTCTTTCATTTCTTGCGCTTCAATAGAAATGAGATTTGCTAACGCTTCACGGGCGCGCTCATACTCACCTTTATCAAACTTGAAAAGTTCACCCAAAATAGACTCAGGTACGGCAATAGTTTCTGTTCCCACTGGGTTCTCCTTTATTAAATTACCGTCAGATTGTAAACCTTTTTTCTTGCTCTCTGCCTTGTATTTGCCGCCACGCTTTTTGTATTCGCGGACAACCCAGGCATTTGCATAGGCAGATGGGTACACATCAAATTTTGCTTTAGCCGCCCTGATGACCTCTGCGTATAATTCTTTGTCCGCAGGCTCGCCCTTGCGCGGTTTAATTACTTGCGTGAAGTTTTCTTCACCCTCTTTTTTCTCAATCAATTCCTCTACCTGA